GTTAAACTCTTTTAGTGAATGTTCAAACTTTGCGTTAACTGATTCTGTTAGATTTTGATATAGCTTTATAGCCTTATCGGTTTTCTGTTCAAGGGTATCAATTACCCTCTGCTGACCGTCGCTCAATACGAGGTCTACTATTACCGGTTTCTTCTGCCCAAAGCGCCAAAATCGTCTAATAGCTTGATAATATTGCTCATACGACCAAGTAGGAAAAAATACTGTATGATTGCAGTGCTGCCAGTTAAGCCCGAAGGATGTCATCTTTGCCTTGGTAATAATCCTTTTAATGTTACCAGCCGCAAAATTTATTAGAATGTCTTCCTTCTTTTCTATTGACATAGATCCTATAATTTCAACAGCTTCCTTATCTAATTCATTTAATAACGAGCTTTCAGAATTAAGGTTACACCAATATACCGATGTTTTATCCTTCGCAAGCTCAACAGCTTTTTCACACCGCTTTTCTACGGTCTGCTGTTGTTCATGCTTTACTTCCGTCATTGATTTGGCGATAGGAGTAAACATCTGGATCTGACCGTTAATATCAATTAGGCTTTGATTCTTGACAAGGTGCTTTTTAACTATTAGTTCAGGCAGGATATAGTTGTCATTACTGAAACCTATATCGCTTGGCATTTTGACCATTATAGACCATTGGTTAACCCATGCAAAAAAAGACTTTTCCGCGTGTGGTTTTAGGTAGAACTTTTCGCCTATGTTTCTATTAGTTGAATCAACGCTGTTCTGATTATTCCTAAAGAACTTGGTGAGCATATCCATGTAACCCATATAACCAAGCGCTTCAGAACTTGTACCTAATTCTATGAAATCATTTGGCGAAGGGGTAGCGGTCGAAAGGAATCTATAAGGTATTTTCTTAATAAATGAGTTTACTTGATTCTTAATTTTGCCGTCAAAGTTCTTTAGGATAGAACTTTCATCAAGTATAACTCCGATGAAATCATTACTATCAAAGTAGTGTAACCGCTCATAATTACAAATCACTATTTTTTTAGTGTGTTTTCCATCTTTGCTATATTCAATATCATCGATGTCAAGTTTATTTGACTCTTGCATAAATTGAAAAGCTACTGCCAAAGGTGTAAGTATTAATACTTTTTTATTGGTATGATCGATGATATTTTTGGCTATTGAAAGCTGAATAAGGGTTTTACCGAGTCCGGTATCGGCGAATACAGCCATCCTTCCCTTCCTTACGGCTTTTTCAATTATAGCACATTGAAAGTCAAAAGCTATGTCTGGAAAGTATGTAGGCTCAAAGCCAAAATTTCCTATAGAGTGTTTTTTATTCTCTATGAACTTGAGGTAGTCTGATACTTGGCTCATGCGGTCATCCATTTAGGCGGTTCGACATCATAGATACCGGCATAGTGCCAATAGTCATAGGAAGCATTTGGGCAACCGGCATCCACCCATTGACGGTATTCTAGGAGCTGGTCAATCATATTCTTGCGGCCAATCTCTAGGGCGTGCTGGTCCATCCGGTGAACGGATACTCCGTATGGCTCATCCTTTTCCACTGCGATAAAGTAGAAGTCTAGGTGCTTAGGGTAGTCCAGTGCATCTAGGTAGATAGCGGCTTGGCGGTGGTAGCTGTTACGGAAGATATCCTGATGGAATAGTCGTGGCTCCGCGTTGGTAGTGCTTTTAATGTCGATGATAAAGTCGGGTCCGATGGCATCGATGATGCCTCGCATGGGAAGGCCGGTATCGGAATTGTTCCAGGTGAACTCTGACTCGAACTGCTGGCAAGCGGAAAGGAGCTCATAAGCTACGGAGTTGGTCTGCACGCTAGCGATCATACGTTCGATGCGGGTCGCATCTTGGGTAGAGATTATTTCCTTTCCGTCGGCTTCATAAACGAACTTCTCGTATTGGAGCTTTCCCTCTTTACTACGGCGGTCTATTTCCGGGGCTGTTACATAGGTCTGCTTAAAGTTATCGGGCTCTAGCAGTGCCATATGGAATGCGGAGCCGAATGCCATAGCGGGAGTCTGGATGCGGTCTGATGTGAGGTATGTTATCAGATGGGCCGGTGACCGCTTGAAAGCGGATAGGCGGCTATTGGAGATAGGGTATGGGTTCATGCTAGTTCCTCCTTCCTTGCTTGCACCAGTTGACGGAAGTGCGGGTGACTCTTATATGGTTGCTGTCCTGCCCATGCGAACAGCTCGTCCTTATCTTTGAACTGGCTGATAGCCTTGACAACGGACGCGGGAAGCTTCTCGGACTTGGCGGGTGCCGCAGCGGCAGCGGCCTGACCGTCATCATCGATAGGGGCCAGGTTCATAGCCGCCATAAGTGAGTATCGGCGGGCATAGGTAATGGCAGAACCGAAGCCTTGAGCGTCCTTCTTGGATACCGGCACGCTGAAGGTAGAGCTAATCCACTGACCGGAGGAATGCATCAGGACGGTCTCGATGGTGACAAAGTCCATCGTATAGCAGGACAGATCCGTAAGGAGGTGGGTAACTGCTAGTCCATTAGTGGCGAGCTGATCACGGCAGGCATCGATAACGGACTGGAGCGATGCGTACTTATTCTTGAAATGCGGGTTTACGGAGTCTTCCATAACTCCCTTTATTTGTGACTGGGCCTTGGATAGGGCCAGTGCAATCTCGTTAATCTGGTCTGATTTGTTCATAGGAATTCGATTTGTTTGTATTGGTTCATTAAATGAATTAGCCGTTCATCATTACGCTGGCAGGCGGCCTCTGCCATCAGTCGCTTAGTGAGCCATTCTCTTTGCTTTTCCGTATCAACTATATAAAGCTCTGACATGGCTCTGTAATGCAGTGACTTATCGAATGCCTTCTGGCATACTTTTACCTGCGCTTTTATTTTTCCATATAGCTGTCCTTTATAGTTTACCATGACTGACTATTTATGCTTTCCATATAATCCGTAAAATCGGAGATATTCTGCTTTTGGTTGAAGCGACCTTGGTAGTAGGTGTACTCGATGAACTGCCGTTCTTCTTTGAGCAGCATCTCAGCCATAGCGCGTACCATCAGGAGCTGGTCTGGATGCTCTTGGCTTGAGGTTATTAGTTCCTCAATTTTGCTGATTAGTTTTTGTAGTGGTGTCATTGGTCTTTTTGTTTTGCAGTTGGTTAAGTCTGATTTCGTCTACGATGTCATCGTAATCGGGCTCGATGTCGCTATCGTCGTCGTCAAGCCACGGGGCATCAAGGCCCCAATCGTCGTTATCTGGATACATGGTGTTTGGTGTTTGGTCTGACAAATGTACACGTACAGCACCCCCGAAGTAAATAGGGGTACTCCACTAATTTACTTCCAGTCGTGGGTATTCTTGAAATGTTCAAAGAATTCCTCGGAATAGTTCAAGGAATTGGCCCTCATCCATCCGGCATAAAATGCCTCCCTGAGTGTCTGTTCAATTAAAAGAAGGGTTTTCTCGTCAAGGTCTGGGAAGCGGTCTTTCATTTGTGCTTGCGGGTTATGTCTCGGTGAAAAACGTCATGTAGCAGGATGATGGATACCATCAGGCCGTTTGTTAAAAAAATGGCTTTGTCTTCTGCGGCTAGGCCGAATACCATTCCCATTATCCCGATGAAAATGAGAATAATCATAATGTTTTGTTTCATGGTCTTTGTAACGGGGCTTGCAAGATAAAGGTTACTTATCTAATAACTCCGTCCACGATTTCTTTATTTTCAACCGTGAAAGCTCCTGATTTTTCGGTAGTTATGAAAGCGAAGCCGTGGCCGTGTTTGGTGTTATGCGGGTCATAATCAGGCGATAAACTACAGAGACACCCAGTAGACCATGTTTTGGTAACCTTGCCGGTGATATCCTTTTCTGAGTGCATGGATACTTGGTGAGTGTGCCCGATGAGTAGGTTATGCTTAGAACGGATATAAGCCCCACGGGCGGCATTAACTGGAGCGAATACCCCACGGACTACCGTATGACCGTGAAGCATCGGAAGCTTGCCTGCCTTAACGATTACGTTCTCCTTAATGTATTGGATGTTAAAGCTATCCAGCTTAAGACGGGTCTCAAGGTGATAGTGAACGTCATCGAATACGACAGCGCAGTGATCAATTAACCAGTCGGTATACCACCGGTCATGGTTTCCTTCCATGTAAATAATCAGGGCCTTAGGGAAGTTCTTTCGCAGAGCCGTTAGAAATTCCGTCGCCATTTCGAAGTATTCACGGGCTCGCTTCTTATCTGGCGGGGTACGGAAGCGGGTGAAGGGAGCGTTATCTAGCAGGTCACCGCCGATGACGATGCAGTTGGCTTTATGGTCTATGCCATATTCAAGGGCGGCTGTAAGGGCTTCTTCGTCGTGGTTTGGGATGTGAATATCGGATATCCAGAGCACTCGGTCGTACTCAGCGGGAATCTGGAATACTTTGCGCTTGTTACCTTTGGACTTTTGGAGTCCCCAACGCTTTAGGATGTCTTGGTTTTGTTTGGCTTTTTCCATGATGTTAGTGTCTATTGTAGAACGGTTCCGGCTATTTTTTCCTCTTTTGCCGGAGTGATAACGGAGGACTGTTCTAGCGTCTTCCGAGTTTTTAAATATGGTTGGATAATCTTCAAATAATTTGCGGGATATCTGGTTATGGCTGAGCCCCCCGAATTTCTCTATATAATCCTTTGCTATCTTGGCTTTCATCAGTTGGCGGGTATCCAAAATCCATAGGACTCATCCTCTTCCTTTTCGTGCATGATTCTAAACTGCTCTTCCAGTATTCGGTAATCATATTCGATAACTACCGGCTCTGAATAGTAGAACCATACTAAGATAAACCGGGTATCTTCATGCTCGGAAAACTTTTCAATATCTTCCAGCGAGAACGTTATCTTCCGCTTACGGATATTCTTTCCGGCGGTCTTCATCTTGGCCTCGCGAATTATATCGTCTTCCTCTTCTATGACGGTAGGGAAGAGGATTCTGTTGCAGGTGACAATCATTTTAGGTGCGCTGTATATTCAAAGTGCATCCCATCGGGGCGGCTGAAATTGGCTCCGCAGGTCCATCCTGCATCAGCCCAAATCTCATCAAAGAGTGTAGTGAATGGAGACAACCCTTTTGCCGTTGCCTGCTGTTTGGTCATCCCTAAGGGGTTATGTGAGGCATTTAAATCAATAGCCAGACCCCAGGAATGGATAGACATCTTTGTCTTTGATCCTCTGATAAATCTGATGTTATAACATCCATCCCAAGTATGGATCTCTTTATATACCTGCAAGCTGATTACTCGGTTAAGGACCGTTTCCAGCGGTTCGATGATATCCCGGTTGATGTATATCTTATTTGGTAGAGCGGGAATATGGGTATCTATCCACATGGGAACGGTCCATAACACCATGAATTCTTTCTGAAAAGCTTTAGGGTCAGCAGCTGGATTACCGTATTTCTGGTAAAGCTTCTCGTATTTTAGCTTCTCAGTCACTTTTTAGCTTTTGATTTGGAACGAAAGATATTCGCCAAGGTTGCGATTAGTGTGAGCCATACGTTATTACTTTTCAACAATAGAGCGGTAATAACTCCGGCGAGGGTAAAGAATCCCCAGAAAGTAAATTTATAGAATCCGGGGATATACTTTTCAGTAATGATAGTTGTCTTAGTCGAGTCAGATTCCGTGGTTTGGTAATGGCTCAGCTCCTGCTGTAATTTGGATATAAGGATATTCTGCTCATCGCAGTTGGCTACTATTCGAAGCCGTCCATTATTGATAGCTACGGATGCGGAGGCCCTACCGGAACGGGCGATAAAGACGGTATCATGGATACCAGGGAGTTCTACTAGAACGGTGTCTCCGGGCACGGTAATGATACTATCCCGGATTACTGTCTCCCGGACGGTTACCAAGCTATCCCGGTTGATATAGACGATTCGGGGCTTTACGAGCGAGCAGGAGCCCAGCAGGGCTAGTGATGCGATTAGGAGGATGTGTTTCATAGCTAAATGACAAAGGGGCGGTCGAGTCTCCCCGCCGCCCCCTTGATGGTGAAGGGAGGTGATTATTTGGAGGTGGTTGAGTAGTCCTTAATAAAGGTAGTAAGGAATGCGTTAACCGTCATCACAAAGATGTTAATAGCGGCAGCTGGTACGATGCTATTCTCGCTCATGTAGTTAGCGATTTGGATAACGATAGCGGCACCCTGCATAATCCACATAGCGGACGACCACCCCTTAGGCCATGATCCTGATGAGAGGATGGGAGACTGCAACAGAGCGGTGATACCGCAGGAGAGGATACCGATAGCAAGCTGACCAGTCGGGCCGAACATATTACCATAGATTCCGGAAAGTACCATGGCAAGTGATAGAATCTGCCATGCGAGTGATTTGTTTTTCATGCTTTTGCTTTTTGAGGTTTATTTTTTAATTGACGATGCGAATTCCATGTAGAATAGCTTGAAGTCTCTATCGTTCTGCTCGATTTTGCTCTCGATTTTGTCCAGTCGTTCTTTATGTTCTTGCAGAACAGCTCGGTGTCCAGCATACTCCTCTCGAAATTTCGCAAGGTCTCTTTCGATTTTCTGAATAGTGCCAAGAATTCCACGAAGAAAATAGCCGACAGCACCAATAAGAACAGGGGTAACAAATTTGTAGACATCTGAAAGAATTGAGACTCCACTTTCCATAAGCGAATATACCGTTATTTAATGGTATCGACAATAACAGAATCTACGGCTACCAGCGTATCGGCGATAACGGTAGAATCTACGGTCGTACTATCTGTAATAGTTGTATCGGTTGCATCATTATTTAATGAAGCACAAGCGGCCAAAGCCGTGAGGGTAAGGATAAGGATTGTTTTTTTCATTTAGTTTATGGGTATAAATAAGGGTGAATAAGCGAGTACGACATTATCGATTACAGAGTCATCTGCTCCCCAAGCCTGCAGGGTGGCGTTATCGATTGGAACAGTAAAGGTATCTGCTTGAACCGTTGATCCATCAGGGTTTACCCAGATTAGGCCACATGAAGCATAAGCTTCAGTAGCACCACGGATTAAGCCGTTGACTTGCCAAGTTATAGCGTTAGCTTGTTTCTCTTGCATCTATTGCTTCTATAAATCTTCATACTAATGTAACTCCTAATTTTTCAGCAGCATAATCAAAGATAATCTGATCATCTGCACCCCATTGATTTAATACATCAATAGTTAATTCAATTCGTTCAAAGCTATCCTGTGGTTTTACAATAAAATAATTAGGATTATTATTTTCTCTTAGAATAAAATTTCCATCTGAATCATATCCTTGTACTTCATAATATTCCAAAATATAACAGGTAATAAATCCTGCTTCTTGATGGAAATCATATCCTTCATATTTATCAATACGAAGGATCATTCCTCCTTGTATTTCTCTTTCGTTAGATTCTAATTGCATGGATTAGTATATTTCTAATACAACACAAAGACCTCCTGCACCATTTCCTCCTGCCCCTGAAGTAGTGCCATTTAGTGTTCCTGCACCACCACCTCCTCCTGTTCCATATAAACCACCATTCGATCCATTTAATGATAATGCATTACCACCAGAGCCACTTGTACCAATTCCTTTAGTTCCAATAATACTTGTATTAAAAAATAATGATTTTGATTGATTATCTAAACCATTAACGCCAGTTGCTGTTCCTGAAATAGAAACTCCATTATTCCAAACAGCACCACCAGTAACAGATGTTGAAAGTGATAGGTTTGCAGATGAAATACCGCTTCCACCAGAACCACCACCACAAGCACTTGATCCTACTAAACCTGCAGTTGGAGTGCTTGATGAATTTGTTGATCCTGAAGCTCCTGAACCTCCAGTCATTGAAAAAGGACCATTAACTATTGTAGATGAGCTTGAAGCACCACCAGACCCTGAAGTGCCACTTGAACTTGTTCCTCCTGTTCCGCCACCGCCACCTTTTGCTATTATAACTAATCCAAAACTTGTATCGCCTCCATTCCCCCCATTATTTCCATTTGTAGCATCAACAGTTTGACCTGTTCCTCCTGTTCCTCCTGTTCCAATAGTAACGGAATAAGAAGCAGATAAAGAATTAGCAGTAAAAAATTGCCATGACATAGCACCACCACCACCACCACCACCACCAAAACGGTTTGTTCCGGCAGCATCACGTCTTCCACTTCCTCCTCCACCTCCTGCTCCAATACAGCAAACAAATGCTGATTTTAAATTTGCTGGTTTAGTCCATGTTCCATTAGCAGTAAATTCTGTGACAATATAACTGGATTGAGTTGTCTCAGAAATAATATTAAATCCATTCTCTCGACTATATTCTAATGTAGCAGTTGAAGCCAACGATGCTTTAACTAATACATATTCTGTCCCTGATACATCCTTTTTAATTGTAATTACACGAGTTACAGTGTCTGCATTATATACAGTCAAATGAGAAATTTGTCTTGTAGTAGATGCAGCAGGAGCTGATAATGCAGTGATAGTGGTTGCTCCAGTCAAATTTCCTTGAACACTGCTTTGTGGCAATGTCATTCCATTTGATGTATGGTCATTATATGATATTACATATTGAGGCTCAGTAGTTGTAGCAGTAGCATCTGATACAATCTCAAGAGTATGTGTTGTAGCTGATAAATACATATTAGAAGGTAGCTGAAATTGAATAAATTACATTTTGTGAAACTCCAGTATATTCAGGTATATTTAATGTAGCTCCAATAAGCGTTGCAGCACCACTTGTACCAGTTGTAGTTAATGTTAATGCAGCTTGCTTATTATTAAATGTCGTCCAGTCAGCAGCCGATAAGAATCCTTTATTACTTGATGTGGCAGTTGCACCGTTAGTATAATCAATACTAATAAGTCCATTGCCGTCATCGTCAAAATCACTAGATCTAAATGTGGCCGCTCCTTTAGTAGAACCATCTGCCTTAGCGTTAGCAATGCTGATATTAGGAGTAGTTCCTCCAGTGGAGGCAATAGGATTGCTACCAGTAACTGATGTTACACCTCCTCCACCTCCGGAATATTGCGGGATATTAAGTGTAGACCCTACCAAAGTAGCGGCTCCGCTAGTTCCAGTAGTGGTCAACGTTATAGCATCCTGCTTACCTGCGAATGTATTAAAGTCAGATGACTTTAGGTAACCATCCTGGGCTGCTCCTGACCGCTTTACTTCAATGGTAAGACCCGATCCGATAATAGCTCCAGTGCCTCCAGTAATTGTAAGCACGGCGGATGTAGTTTCCGTAAGGTTTCCCTTTGTTAGGGCTGGCTCTTTGCCGTTAAAAGTAGACCAGTCTGCCGAGCTTAAAAGTCCACGAGCCGAGGCAGAGGCGGTAGGGATGTTAAATTTATGATCATTAGATACCGAGCTGATAGCGAAGTCGGTACCTGTAGTGCCTGTACTGAATGTCTGTGTAGCTCCGGTCTGGCTATTCAGAGAAGTGATAGCATTGCCGGGATACTGAGGGATATTAAGAGTAGAGCCGACGAGGGTAGCCGCTCCGGATGTTCCAGTAGTGGTAAGCGTTAAACTATTCTGCTTGGAATTAAAGGTACTCCAGTCAGCGGAAGAAAGGTATCCTGCCTGAGATGCGCTGGCTTGCTTTACCTGGATGGTAGCACCGCTACCGATTACCGCTCCGGTCCCTCCGGTTACGGTTAGGACGTTGGAGGTTGACTCTGATAGGTTACCGAAGGTAAGGGCTGACTGTTTCCCGTTGAAGGTAGTCCAGTCAGCGTTGGTAAGAAGTCCAGTGGTAGTACCGTTAGCAGTCGGCAGGTAGTTCTTTACATCCGAAATTTTAGCTTTAACGGTAGCTGAACCCTGTACTACGGGAAATACGTCGTTATCCGATACTGGATTTGCCGGATTTAACTGACTTATTTTCTTATTAGCCATTAAAGGTAAATTTGTTCTCCTGCTTCGGTTTCAATTATTTCTCCTGCCTCGGTAAGCAGGTAGCTATATTGCGGGGGCTTATTGTCAATGAAGAATTTATATCCTGCGAAGTAGCAGTCATTATCAGGGACGTTAGATACTTCGTTAAATATGATATAAGGATACTTCCCTTTTTCTGCTCCGTTGGTAGTATTAAATGTCTCTACGGTTCCAATAGTATCATATACCGAAAGAATCATAAAGGTTTCAGTGCTGGGAACATATACGTCCCCGAAATAGATTGTATTCAAATTATAAGACGGGGCATTATTAAGGTTAAATGATACTACCTCGGTCTCCACGTTATAATATGGGACAAAGTCCTCATATGCCGTTAGCGGGGTAGAGTAATCCGCTAGGAAACGGATAATAGTTTCCCTAGCATTCTCAATAGGTGTCTGTATCCAGTACTGAATCACAGCACTTTAAATTTATATCCGACAAAATATGACGGAGTATTAGGTACTCCACCTAATTTATTCCATATGATGTAAGGATACATCCCATTCTCCGCAGATGATCCTGTTGAAGGGTCAAAGGTAATTACACTGCCTCCGATTCCATCATCGATAAAACACTGCAAAACTCCTTCTACATTTGCTAAATACCAAGTTCCAAATACAATCTCGTCAGAAGAAATAAGGTCAGTTGGAATCTGTCCGGAATAATAAATGACTTCCGTCAGCTCGGTATAGGATACCAGTTTACCAGTTAATCCAGGGAGACTAACGAGGTTATCATCGATATAACGCTGGACTACTTCCTTAGCGTTCTCGATGGGTGTCTGTAACCAGTATTGAGCCATGATTAGATAATAAGCAGGGAGGCGTTAACCTCCCTGCAAAGATACGGATTAGGAATGGATATAGCAGGTGTCAAAGATGCCCGCCGGAGTGGTATAACCACAGGGCGAGTCCGAATTCTGCCACTTACACTGAACTTCCCAAGCCATAGCCGCTCCGATATCATCGGCGACAGGGTTCTTAGGAGTGAAGGTTACCGGCTCCTCAGCAAACCATACTTTCGTAGAGGTACGGAAAGCGATAGTATAGTCCGTAGAATTACGGATAGCATTATAAAAGTCGCAGTTATCAGCCGCGAACGGGTCCTTATAGGTCAGGATATGGGTGGTGTTACCATTATATGTAACGGAATCACCAAAGCCCGTCAGTTCAGCGGTGGTACCGCCGTCATATGAACCTTGCGTTTGATAGATAACGATAATGCTAGCGTTATTGATCCCTGTTGACCATACCGAAGAAGAGGTAGGGTTAGCAAGAAGGGTATCGATATAGGTATTCTTGATGAGGGCGATAGAGCGGACACGACCGTATTCGATAACGGAAGAGTCAAGGCACGGGTTACAGTAGTAATCCGGGATAGAACCGCCCCCACAACTGGATGAGGGATAGTAGATAGACATCTGTTAGGATTGTTTAATGTTTAATTATAATCTTTACCGATTCCGGTACTGTTCTTTGCGGCTTACAGCTACCTGCCGCCCATCGCCCACTCTAACCGCCAGCTGTGGTACTCGCCCTATTAACGGTTAGCCATTAACATTCCTGACATTCCAAACACTTGGCACTGGCAGTAATATCTATGGTATAATTGATTGCAAAGTAGATGGAGTCCATAGACAGCGGGCAGTTAGCACCGTTTCCATATTCTCCTTGAAATATAGCCAAGCTATTATTATTGGCTTTGGTGACATTCGCCCTTACCTTAGCAAGGCCAGAGGTTCCCAGATCATTCTTAGTAAGTGTGCAATTAAGCCCACTGGATACCTTCATAATCAAGTCCTCCTGCGTGTATCCGGTCTGAAAGCGGTTAGCATAGACGATGGCAATCATCGAGCAGGTCATGGCTATCATGCCGTTACCGTCACCCCACGCTGAAGACACCGCATCGGTGAAGCTGATATCGCTGCAGCGATGATAGATACTAAAATCGAAGCTATCATCTACTGAGATATCCTTAATGTTCTCTCCGTCAATAACATAAGGCCTCTGCGGGCTATCGTCTTTCGGGGTTGTAAGGTATGCCAGCGAGTTAATATTAGCCACCTGGAAGGCCTCTTCGTTAAGAGTGCCGTCCATGAGGTTATCATTTATGACATCGACAATCTTATCGAGTAGCTTCATTTAAATAGGTCGTTAATAAACTGCTCAGCGACTACTACCATATGAGCTACCTCGGCCTCGGTTGGCTTATAGGTATCTCCAAAACGGGCCTCAAGCTTTTCAGCTTTAACGGCATTATCCGGGTTCTTAAATCCTAAGTCATAGCCAGTAGCTCCGTTGCCACCTACTACGGAGAAGTCATTCTCCATCTGGCGGGTTAAGCTATATATTACCTTCCTAGATGTGCCTCGGTTATTCTGCTCCCTTACTTTCATATAAGCGTTGGAGTATTCACCAAGAGCTTTGCCGTTGGAGTCAAGACCTTGAACGTGAATCCGTTCTTTCATCTGAGCGACCGTATCCAGTGCCATAGTACGTAGCATCTGGTCACGGACTTCCCCGTCAGCATCAGACAAGCTCTTCAGCTTAGCCGTCAAGCTAGTAGCTACTTCGCTCAGGTTGCTTGTGATGCTGAACATTACAGATATGCCTCCCTTACTGCGATGGGTGGATCGCACTCGATACAGCAGTCGCTATCGTTAATATTAGCACCTGCCAGAGCTTGGCTCAGGGCTTTCTCGGCTTCGTTATCGTAGAATGCTTTAAGCTCTTCGGCTTGTTTGCGGTCAACGGTCCACTTGTTAATCCGCTCCGATACCATGCGCTCCATCATCAGCTCGGAGCCCAGCAGATACCATAAAGGCAAAGCGAAAAGGTCCTTAGAATGACAAGCCAGATTAGCAATAGAACAGCGGAGGCCGTAGTTAAAACTGATACCGAAACCGTAACGGCTCTCGGTAAAGGTACTACCAGTATATACTCCGGCTTTGATGTCTCCGTTTCCAAAATAGATGTTCTCCCACTGGTCCTCATAATAGGACCCTCCATTAACGGATACCTTAACGATGATGTTAGTAGCATCGAAGTCTTCAGCAAGGGTCACCGTCTGTTTAGTCTCTCCCGTTGAGGCAAAAGTATTGTTATAAAGTACCGCATTGGTATCGGCATTATATACCGTTACCGTAATGGTATTAGCATTACTGACCTTGCGGACCGTAATAGATTCAATATGATGGTATTGCAGAGGGCTGTAGCAGTTCGAGGTAAACTTGAATGCTGGTGATGAGTAAGCCCCTGTAACTGATGATTCTGTAATAGGGAAGGTGTTTAAGCTATACTGCGCGCTCTTAACCTTGTAATTCTTTGATAGGGCTGCGATGATAGCCAGCTGGAGCCGTTTGGTGGCTCGCAGTTGCACGTCTTCCCAGACACCTACATAGGTTTTTTGTTCTGCATCGGCAAGCTGCTCAATGGATTTGAGAGATATGCCGGGCAGGGAGTTAATGAACAAACCGGATGCGGGGGATGATTCCCCGCACCCGGTAAGTCCGATGTAGTCAATTAGACAATTCATCGTTAGTGTTTAGCACTATTAGGAACAGGTGTCACAAGCGTTGGTTACGTTGTAACGGAGTGCTCCGTTGACGGAGTAGTTGCCGTCTTCCTGACGATAGCTGTCAGACGGAATCTGGAACAGACCGAAGTCCTTCTTCATAATGAAGCTCCAGCCCTTCTGATAGGTAGCGGTAGAGCCGCTGTACGCATCGGTGAGGGTCGTCGGGCAGTCGATGTACTTGAGCTGCCAGTCGAATTTCACGGGCAACAGAGAGCCATCAGAAGCGACAGCAGGCAGGGCGATAGTTCCGAACTCGGAAGCGCCTGGCTTCTGACCAGCTTTGAAGCCAGTGTACTCCAAGTATTCAACCAGTTGGATAGCACCAGGCTCGAATACACCGATGTTGTCCGTACCGATGGAGTCAGAAAAGTCCTGATCGGCGAAGTAGTTGATCATGGAAGCAGCGGTAGCGCTGTTGTAGCCACCCTGGTCGAGACCCTTCCAGCCCTGCGACAACATATAGTTGTAGAACAGACCAGCACCGACTACGTTAGGCATACCGGCAAGGTTGTTCTTCTTGTAGTCGCTCATCAGCTTGGCCATACCGGTGGTCAGCTTCTGGACTTGGGTATCGGCGGAGAGGTTCAAGGTTACAGCGGCGTTGGAGCCGGATACCTTGTTCTTACCCCACGTTACCAGACCGAGCAGGTCGTCATTGACAGCCTCAAGGATGCCGTTAGCACCGCTCATAATGATGTCGAACAGTTCAGCGGAAGCGCCAGCGATAGGACCGCCGGGGATAGATACGCGCTGGGAAGCCTCTTCCATGTAGGTAGCAACCAGTTCGTCGGGCAGGTGCCAAGCGATTTGGCGGGTATTGCCGACAGATACCGTGTACTCCTTACGAGCAGGGGTCAACACGTTGTCGCAAGATGCGGAGGTATCCGTCTGCGGCTTGGTGTTGCGGTTGCGGTACCAGAAGCGTACTTCCTTCTTATGACCAGCGAGGGTATTGGTTTGGATAGGGTTTGCGCCAGGACCAGAGGTCAACATAGCGAGGAAACCCTTGAGGTCAACTTTGTGACCCGGATATGCTTGACCGACCAGTGTCTTGAGGTCGTTCAGCAAATAAGGTGCGAGACCGTTTGCCATTGTTTTTTAAGAGTATTAGCGTCCGGCAGCGATGTCGTCGAGAGCTGCAAAGAACTTCGACGTATCGGCGGACTTCCCACCGCTTACGATAGTTTGGTTAGGAAGCGGCAGGGGTTGTGCGGATTGTTGAATTGGTGCGTTGTTAGCACCCGGTATAGCTAAAAGCTTACTTTCTGCAAGCACCTGATCGGCAAACGACTTGAAGGATACGGGCGTGTTATCCTTATAGAAGTCCATGCCTGACTCGGTCTTCAGACTGATGTTATCGGTATCGGCTTGGTACTCAAGACGGACTTTTGCTTCGTTAAGCTTACGGTTAAGCAGTACTCGAGCGGTCTCGATGAGTACGTCCTTTGGGATATCTTTTTCGCCTGCGTAGTTGTAAGCGGTGAGCATATTCTGGATAGCTTTGGTTTTAAGCTTCTCTGTCCAGAACGAATCGCGCTCTTGGGGTGCCGTCTGGAGTTTACCCGTCAGGTCCTTAATCTGGCTGTTGAGTTTGGAGATTTCGGATTCAAGCTCGCTCTTATCAGTCTTACGTCCTGTCTCGGCCTTACGGGCGTGGAGGTCGTTAAGTTTCTCGATGAGGCGGTTGTATTTTTCCGTCGTCTTCTTCTCTTGCCGGATTTGCTCGGCGATGTCAGCGTCCACGGCGAACTTCTCCATGACGTTCTCGATATTGTAGTCGAGGCCGTTGAGGATTTCGGCGTGGTAATGTTTACGGAGTTGCTCGTTATTGCGTGCGGAATCTAATGTCAACAGATTACTGTTGATTTTGGAGTAGAGGTTTTCCGGTAGCTTGTAGTTCGAGAACTCGGAATTGGAAAGGATTCCTACGATTTCGGGGTCCGATGTGGAGAGCCCAGCCATTGTAGCTAGCTTTGTGATGAATTCACCTGCGGTAGTTGCCATAAGTTGACCTAGTTTATCCTGCAAATTTCCGCCGATTTATTCTTGTATTTCTACATTGTTGTTTTTATATTTGTATCACTTACACAAAATCAAGACTATGAAGACCCTCAAGAAACTTTACGCCTATTTTAAATTTATCCAAGACGAGAAAGTAAAAGCCATGACTTACATGGGCTCGCCTTGGTGGTAACCATAAACTATGAAGACACCTCTCCAACAGTTATTCGAAGAGGTCGGAGTCGATGCCGATTCCGACCGAGCTCTTTTCTACCTTGATCTTGAGAAGGAAGCTATCATGCAAGCTTGGGAAGATGGCAAGCATAACAGCATTGAAGCCATGCAAGCCCTCGACTATTACCTTAATGCCTATGGCCACAAAGAAGAGTGATTCCTGCTACCGCTTCAGCTATCGGATGTGCGATGATGTCGCTGAGATTATCATTCGTGAACAGATGAAAGGGCTATCCAAGGGTAAGTTCAGAGGCCGCAATCAGATTATCGACCGAATTATCCGCGAATGGGATTATTCGAACTTGGCCCGTAACGAAGCCGGCACGGATGCCTTGGAGACGGGTAACGCCTGATGTCCACAGTTATAGCCGCCCCTTAGGATAAGGAAATTATCTACGGTGGTCGCTTCATTCATGCCCTGCGGAAGCCCGTACTTTTGGTAGATGGGTACTTTATCGGTTCCCACTATCCCGTTAAGGAATCCAGGTATTTCGTTGACGTGGAAGTACCCGCCGTCCTTCTTGGTGAGATGCTCACAGAAAGGCCTCGTAGTTTCCATATTAGAGCCAGTATAGCGATAATAAACCGCTCCGAGGTCTGATGCCACCGTCTTGGTATAAGTGGCGTTATATTGGTTTATAGCGTCCGTGGTGAAAGTTCTAGCATAACGGCTCAGGCCTCCGGCCTCATCTGGCTTGCCTAGGATGGATTCCCGGAGCTGTTCTGTTAGGTCGGAGTAGCTACCTCCCGTGGTGATATTCTGCTTAAGGATATCTTTTAGCTCAGAGGATAGCGACGATGTTACCCCGGTCTGCTGGAGCTGGTCTATGGTTATATCGATGGATACCTTGGTTAGCTCTTTTAGAACCTTATTTGGTTTGAACTCATCGAATACTGATGCCAGATAGGTATTATTTAACCGCTCCAGATCGGGGAATACAGAAGTAAACTGCTCTACTTTTTTCTTGTAGTCATCGTTTAAAACAATGCTATCCACTTCCTTGTTAATCTGTGTAAGGATGCGGAGGTTATTTACCGAATTAACTACGCTCCCAGACGGGCTAATATCTAGCTGCTTAATAAGAGCTTGTACCCGTTCCCATATCTTCCTCTCAGCTAATGGCAGGTCCTTGACAAAATCCGCTACGGAATTATCAAGTGTTTGAATAATCTTATTAGCTGTATCTAATGCCATTAGGCTTGAGGAGTGGGATTAGGTTCTACTGGAGCTGCATCCATCATCGTACGAGGACGGTTATCATTCATCCAGATGTCGGCAAGAGCGTTAATAACTGCCTTCTTATCCATCATAGTAAGCTGGTAGAACTCTGGATTCTGATCGTGAGCCATGTCTACAAACTCCCGAATATTGCTATGGATTACTTGAGTCTTCTTATTGATAACCCCGTTGGAGACAGCTACCAGAATCTCATCGGCTGACATTCCGGCAAGTGGGTCAAGCTCATAGATATCTTGCAGCTTTTCCTTAATGCGCTTGTTAGTATTGAACTTCTTAGAAGCATACTCCAGCTCAGCAGCGTTGATAATCAACGGGCTGACCTTGGCCGTTCGAAGCTTGGCAATCTCATCCACTAGGTAACCCTCTGGGATGATATCGTACTTCTCCGGTACGCTAATCATCGGCCTAAGCTTCTCACGCTCTTCGTAATCCGGAACGATGCCTCCATAGCGGTAATCAATAATCATTTCGCTAATCTCATCAATGATACGGATGCAGTCCTCAGCGATTGAATATACGAAGTTATTCAACTCGGCTCGGTCTACCTCTTTGGCAGTGCCTGACTGAGACAGCGGGACGGCAGCCAAGAACTCCATATTCAGCGAACTCAAGGCATGGTAAATATGGTCATGGACCCGCTGATCCTGGAGCTTGGCAATATCGATTGGCTTAGTAAGATATCCAGCCGGAGGGATTGGCGTACCTGGCTCGCCAAGCGAGGACGGCTTGACGGTAATATGCTCGTATGGATTGAATGGAAAGAATCCCTTACCATTACAATCGTTACACATAATCGGAGAGCTTCCCGGCTTAGGAGTCATTCCAGTACCGTGGCAGGAATTACATTCCTTACCCTGTATGGCCCACATAGTCGAGTGAATATGCTGGACTACCTCCGCTTGCAGGTCACTCCATTCCCGCGCCGCCTCATTAAGAGACGGCACAATAGAATGAATCCGGGATCTATACAACGTATCTTCCGGAGTATCCCTAACGATTACCCCGAAGGTCTTTAGAACTGGAACGTATCCGAGTCCGTGCAGGAACTCAGTCGCGGTGAAGTCACCCTTAGCGTTAATCTGCTCATACTTAACGATAGATTCCTTATCAGCTGAGTAATAAACTGCTCCGGGATAACTACGGTTACCACTCTTGTATGAACTGGTCTCGATCGACTTAAGGATAGCATACTCATTGTAAACATAATCCAATACCTGCGGGCTATTAAACAGCATCGGATACGGCTTAAAGTACTCATTAGATTCCTTCACCACATTCATGGGAACTACCATGACTACGGCGTTAGCATCCATCAAATACTGGCTGAAGCAGACTGACCAAAACCAGTTATCCAGAGAGGTGTATTTCGGGAATTCGTAGTTAATATAATAGCTAGGACGCTCCTCACGGATAACCATCGGAGGAACTACCGTCTCATCGAAGGCAATCAAATAATCCTGACTCTTGCGGATTTTCTGCAGGCTGTTAAAGACCTTGGTAACCGAGGCCTGCGTCTTGGGAATATAAATCTTCTCACGGTACCGCTTGATAGTATCGCTCTCACCGGGACGGCGTTCTGAGATTAACTCCTTAGGATATTCGCCCATAGCATGGGTCTTAATATCG